TAAGTTGTAGTTTACTACATTATATCCAAATGCTGCGGCATAAGCACCCATCGCCATTACACCCCATGATTTACCACCACCTGGATTACCGAATAATAATACTAAATCGCCTTTACCATAACCACCTTGTGTAAGGTCATTAAACGTTTTCCAAGGGAATGGAATAACGCGTCTATCATCATCACGATATCTTGTTTCAATATCTACATTGTAATCTAGACCAACGTTTTTATCTTCGCCTGCTTTCATTGCATCATTAATCAATGAGCGGATACCATCGTAATCACCCATATTGAGTAGATCTACTGATGTCATAATGGCTTTTTTCATTTGTTGGTTCTTACAAAAATCGCTAAATTCTTTTTCAACCCATTCCAAATCACTAACATCAGACATTTTATATGCTTCACGTAGTGAATCTGTAAGTGATATTCTTAATACTTCGTTATCAATCTTTTTAATTTCAATTGATAATGTTTCTATAGTTGGGTATGTGTGGTACTGATTGAAATATTTTATGATATATTCTACAGCCCATTTGTGTGCTTGTGATTCAAAATATTCACTGTCAAGTGAATCTGCTATATTTAATAGGAAATCTCGTTGTGTTAATAATGCGCCTAGTACCTTTACTTGAAACGCGTTGCCGTACTGATTTAATTTACTTAATGTTGTCATAACTATTATTTAATACTATTTAAAGGTCCAAAAACTTGATTTAACCAATTCGATGTATTAGGTATTGATTCACCTAAGTGATCTACAGTATACATTTGCATAAACATATGTGAATTCAATTCATAAGGCGCTTTAAAACTAGATTGTATCTGTTCTATGTTGCCATCTGAAAGTGGTATTGTCTGCAAATTCATTAGTTTACTATTAATTTCTAATTGATGTTTACGCTCAATAATACGACCATACAATTCATGTTCATCTACTTTACTAGCACATTTTTCTAACATTTCATTTAATGTTGTTGGTGTGTCTGTTGCTAATTCAGGAAACATTTTTAATGTTTTCTTAGGTCCTAAACCATCAATACCAGGTAAATTATCTGATGCGTCACCCATCAATATTTTATAGTTGATGTAGTTGTAACAGCTAACACCTAATTCATCAATCACATCTTTTGGTTTGTATATTTTCTTTTTGACTGGAGAATATACTCTAACTTTATCAGATACTAATTGTAAGAAGTCCTTATCAGCAGACATTATAGTTACCTCTTTAGTAGCATCGAATTTCTCAAATTTACCAACTAAATAACCAATTGTATCATCAGCTTCAATTCCATCTATACAAATCATTGATACTGGTAGGCATTGAAGATATTGAATTAATCTTGCCATCTGATTGTTTATAGACTCTGTTTCTTCATCTTTAGAGCTAAAGATAGAATAGTTAGTCATACGATTCTTATTCCGATTTGCTTTATAATCGGGATATAAGTTTCGTTTGTTGTTTGAACCACCCGCTCCATCAAACACTAATATAACCTTAGTTGGGTCTATCATTTTGATAGCATAACCAACTGATTTTAAAAACCCAGTTAGGCCACCAATGTGGTGGCCTTCTGGATTTATATGGTTTATCATAGTGAATGCTCTGAGGAATGTATTCAGTCCATCAACAATCAAAATGGAGTCTGAGACTCCACGTTGATCATTATTGACTTGGGACAGTATGTTTGCGTATTTATTCTTCAACATCTACTAGATTTATTTCACCAAAATTTTCTTTCATTTCATCTTCTTCCACAATATCGAATGAATCTGTTCCTAATATTGATAACCAATCTTTGGAATGTTCTTTCTTATATGCGTCAATTGCTTTCTTATCATCATCAATAAAACCATGTACTGTCATTGTTACTGTACCTTTTGTTTGTACACCTGTAACGTGGTTTTTATCAACTGATATTTTAGTACGCTTAGCAAATTCAACATCTTTACCATCCTTAGTTGCTTTAATCTTACTAGTACCGCTATTTGATATGTTACCAAATGTTACTACTAAAGACGAATCAAAGAACATTGTATCACCACCCTTATTTTTCATTTTAGGTTGTTCCATTGGTGAATTTGGTTTTGCAACCCATACCTTATTAACTGCTACTAATGTATTAGTGTATGGTTGATTTTCCTTACGTGATAATATAATCTTTTGGTTGATAAAGTTACCAAACTGCTGAGACATAGCACCTGCATTCCATTCGTTATTATTTTTATTTGATTCTACTGATAGTCTACATGGTATAGATCCTACAGAATCCCAAAAGAAACATAAATTAAATGGTAGTTTACCTTGTGCTTGTTCACTTAATAGATCAGCTATGAATGCAGCTACATCTTCAATTGTGTTTAGTGAACCTCTATCTACATATAGGAAGAATCCTTTGTAATCTATAATTTCACCTGTTGCTTCATCAACAACTGGTTCCATTTCAAAACCCATTTGTTGTGCGTGCTCCCAATTCCATTTCATCTCAGTCACAATGAAGATAGGTAATACACCCATCTTCTGTGCTGCTACAGCTGCTTCTAACATTGCTGTTGTTTTACCAGTATCCGAGTGACCACGTAAGAGTGTTATGTGGCCCATCGGAATACCAGGCAATGAAATGACATCTTGGAAAGCTTTAGATAGTTGAATCCAGCGTTGTGGCTTGAATTTAACCGATTGATCTAAAAACTTGCTCTTTTTGAATGAAGACAGATCAAATGTCTTGTTAAGCGAATTGCTTACCACCTCACTCAGTGAGCTTTTACCTTTTGCCATAAATTTTGTTTAATTAATTACGAAAATAAATCATCGAACTTGTCTGCATTAGACGTCTTTGCTGCTGTAGTGTCAAGCTTGTAGGTTTGTTCTACTGGCTTATTCATTTCAGCTAGGAAATCATCTTCTTCATCTTCGTCCTTAGATGCGATTGGAGCTTCAGTATCTTCTTCGCTATCTGGGTTTAACCATTTATCCAATAAATCTTTCAATTCATCAAATGAATAGTGTTTGTTGATAGTAAGAATGTCTGGTTGCTCTTCCAACGCTTTTTCTACTACTGTAGCGTCTTCAGAAATAGGAGTGGTTTTAGGTTTAACACGAATGTTACATTTGATACCTTTTCTACCAGCAACTACATCTTCAACAGCTTCAATTGTAAAGTCACGTCCATCAGTGATGTCTGTGAAATCACCATAATCTTCGTCTGCTGCAATACCTAATAATTGCTCATAAATTAATTTACCAAATTCCCATAGGCGAGCACCTTGTGCTTCTTCACCACGTACCAATACTGGAACGAAATAACGAAGTTTTGGTTCAATTTTCTTGGCCAACTGCCAATCTTCTTTGTCTGATGATTTGCGGAGATTCTTTGCGAATTCAGCAATAGGGTCTTTTTCATTCCAATTGGTCAATGCTAAGATTGGTCCTTTTGAAAAGCCATAGTGGAAGTAAACTTCGCGGAATGGGTTTGATTTGTCGAACTTAGAGGGGAGAATCCTGATCTGATACTTGCCTGGTTTTGGTTTCCAGAAGATCTTTGTGTAATCGACTTTTTCACGTTTTTGTCCTTTAGTTTGAGAAGCGGACAACTTCTGCTTGATGAGACTTAAGTCCATGTTATGTTGTTTTTAAGTGAGGTGTTCTATGAACACAATATTAAAGTGAATCTATGATTCTTATTTTGCTTTCCAAAACTTATTTTGAGATTATTTTATCTTTTTATCTTTATTCCTAACGAATCTAACACATCTCTTACATTTGCCCAATCCCCAGCATAAGGAATAAATAAGTAAAGTTTATTATCTTCAACATCAAAACGACATTTTGCACCAATTTCTTCTTTTATTTTTTTAAGAACTTTCTTTTGTAATTCAGGTGTTAATTTGGATTTAATTTCCATATTAACTCCTTGATTCCAATCAAGAGAGTCATTTTCATTAATTAATCCAGCCAATTGCTGCATTCTTTTAATTTCGTTAATTTGTTGTTTCATGTTATTATTTTTTGCGAAGGCTCTTTATTAACTATCGAATGTTTCTCCAGCATCAATCTGGGATTGAATCTCTGTTATTTTTTTCTGGCACAATTCTATTACATACTGTAGAT